TTTTCCGTCGTCGTCACTTACTAGACTATTTAATTAAAAAAGATATCCAAAGATACCGTGAATTAATTAAATCTCTAGGACTAAGAAGATAATTTTTTAAATACTTATAGGAAAGCCGTTTGAGACACTTCGGCTTTCCTTTTTTTATTAATTGTAACGAAATGGTAACGACTTTTATTACATCTCCATATATTTTGCAAAATCATTACCTATATTATCTTTCTGTAACTGAGTAACGTGAGTATATATATTCATAGTAGTTTGTATATCTGAGTGACCTAAACGGTGCTGTACAGCTTTAATACTCATATTTCCACTTTCAAAGAGTAAAGAGGCGTGTGTATGCCTAAAACCATGTATTTTTATTAATTTAAAATTATGTTGATTACATATCTTTTTTAATGTATAGTTAGGAAAAAATATCCATTTAAAACCGTTCTGACTATTACAAAATACAAGTTGTTTAGTTTTTGGAATAATGCCAAGTTTTAAAAATTCTTCTCGTTGTTTTAACTTCCATAATCTTAACAACCGTGCAGTTTCTGTATCTATAGAAACATTTCTTATGCTGCTTTTACTTTTAGGCGTTTGGATAACAACTGCAGTTTTTGTACTTGCTAAAGTTTTATTTATATCAATAGTGTTTTCTGAAAAATTAATATCATTCCATGTTAACGCCAGTATTTCCCCTTTTCTTGCTCCAGTAAATGCAAGTAGTCTAAATAGAACTTTCCATTCAGTATTATTATAGCTGTCTACTATTTCAAGGAATTGTTTTAATTCATCTTTAGTATAATATAAAGTATCTTCACTTCTAGTTTTTTCGTTTCTTTTGGGAATAGTTGCATTATCCATAGGATTAAACTGGATAATTTGCATCTTAACAGCATATTTTAAGATTAAACTTGTATAACTTTTTAACTTTTTTACATGACTATAAGAAAAGTATTTATTTTTGTTTAAATATGTTTGACAAAAAAGAGTAGTTATCTTTTTTACTTTTACATTCCCAAAATACTCTAATATATGCTGTAATACGTTTTGTGTAACATACAGTGAACTAGGTTTAACGGTGTCCTTATAACTTTGAAACCATAATTCATATAACTCATAAAAGCTAATATCATTACTGTTAATGTAATTCTTATTATCATATTCTGTTCGTAAGTTTGCTATGTATATTTCAGTTTCACGTTTTGTTTTAAAGCCTGACTTTGATTTTCTTATTTCTTTACCAGTTAGTGGATCTATTCCAATGTAAATATTTCGAAATTTATAAAATTTCTTTCCGTTTTTTTCGTATTGTTTAATCATTTTTCATCATTTCCTTTCTATCTAGCACATATCAAAGAAATTAATGATTGAATTGTTATTGTGTATATGATATAATATACACAATTATCTTAGGACATTTTAAGAGTTACATTTTTATATGACGATATAAAAATGCTTAAAATAATCCTACTGTTACAAAAACTCTCTAACTCTTGGCGGGGGCAGGGAGTTTTTTTTATTATTCTTCTACTTTTGATATTTTATCGAAAAATGAGATAATTTCTTTTGCGTTCATTACAGCTGCTTTATAAAAAAAAGTGTCTTTTTTAGTAGGTTTAGACAGTAAATTTATTTCATAAGTACCTTCATTAAGTCCTTTAACTTTAAACTCTATTTTAATTTCAGTAGCATGGTCTTCTATTTTCTTTTTACCAGTCAAACCTCCCACTATCATTCCAGCTCCCCCTAGTAATATTCCACCTGCAGCAGCACGTTTTAGAGAAACTCCACCTTGAGTTATAGTCTGGCCATTTTCTATAAGATTATAATCAATTAATTCATCAAATCTAAACACTTTGAAAAAATCACCATCTATTTTAAAAGATTCGGATATTTCATCAATCGATAATCCGATATATGATTTTGTTTTCTTAAATTCTAACTTTCTTTGTTTGTTTTCTTCTTTTATACTCTGTTTTTTTTCTTTTAACTCTAATTCTTTTTGCTTTCGTTCTTGTTTAATTCTTTCTTTTTCTGGATCCTTTTTAAAAAACATAATGTCATTCTCCTAAATATATTTAATTCTTTCCTCACATATTCTATAGTCTAGTTTAAATGATTCAGATATGTGAGATATATTATTTATTTCTTTTATTTCCTCATCTGAAATTATAAAATAACTTGCGAACAGGTCAGCTTCTATCTCTTGTCTTGATAAAGGTACTCTTGAAATTCTCCTTAAGAAGTGTAAGTTTGAATTTTTGTGTAAAATAAAGTGACCTAATTCGTGGGCCATAGTGTAACGCTTCTCCTCATCAGATAAGTTGTTATTAATGTGTATGTAGTGATATGTTTTGTTACAAATTTCCAAAGTGTGATATAGCCCGTTGTTTGTTCCTAAATCGTTAAATAGTACTGATATTCCTAATTGTCTAGCGATATTAAATGGATTGGTTGTTCCGCACTCCTTAATCAAGGAGTAGTAAACATCTTTAATCGTCATTTTCAGTTTTGTGACGTGCCATAGCAATTCTTGCTGCTTGCTCGATTGAAGCACGCACTAATTCTTTTGTTACTTCATCCATTGGCTCACCGCTATACATCAAGGCTTGATTACTATTTAAATTATCCATCAGATCATTTACCATATTTGCTATATCAATTTCTTTTTGGTCATCTTCCCAGCCCATAAGAAAAGCAGGCGTGGTGTCTAATACTCTAGCTAATTCTTTGATTTTGCTAAGTCCTAAATCTACTTCATCGCGTTCATATTTTCCGATTAATGTATCATGAACATTTATAAGTTTTGCCAATTCTTTCTTTTTTAAATTTTTAGATAATCTCTTTTGTTCTATTCTCTTACCTAATGTCATTTTATAACGCCTCCTTTGTTTTAATTATACAATATTATATTCCTATTTTCAAGAACAAGGTTATGTTTTTCAGTGATATTTTTTTAAAAAACAAGAAAAAAATTCTTGACAAGTAAAAAAACTCATGTTAAGATATAGTTACAGTCAAGAATATAGTTCTTGAAAAATAATAAAAAAGAAAGGTGGTACTATGGATAAGCTAAAAGGAAAAATAAGAGAACAAAGAAAAACTTATAAGCAATGTGCTGATTATTTAAATATCTCAGTTAGTAGTTTCTCTGATAAAATCAACGAAATTCAAGATAGGGAATTTAAAAAAAGCGAAATGTTACTTTTAATAAAATTCTTAGCATTAACTAAAGAAGAGGCTAACGATATTTTTTTTAAGTAATAGCGAGAATATAGTTCTTGAAAAATAATAAAAAAGAAAGGAGAAACAAATGAGGATTAAAACAAAAATAGCACTAACATTAGCGACAGTCGGAATAGTAACTAAAGTAGTGCTAAATACTAAACACTTTCTAACGATTTATGAAGAGAACAGTAAATTATATGCTGAATCTTGGTTGCAGTTAGATGTGTTTAATAGAAGTTATTGTTTTTCAAAAAATAAAAAGAAAATTATTTTTTAACCCATTTATTTCCTGATTTTTGAGTAGGTGGTAGACGGTCGCCTTGGTCTATGCGAACAGTTCTACCTTTGTGAATAGAACCACCTCTAGGTCCTACTTCTTTATATGTACCTGCTGGTTTGTTATCTGTTCCAGGTTTAATTAGTTCTTTAACCATAAATATTCACCTCCTTTGAGGTAATTATATCATAAAAAAGAAAGGAGACTATCCATATGAATATTTCTAAAAATATAACAACTGATCTAAGTGGAAAAATTATCTCGATTGAATATAAAGAAATAGAAACTGATGATGTTTTTTTATCAGAAGACGAAGAACCGATTCGAAACGAGATAATCAATATATTAGCAAAACATAACTTACCTTATTGGAAAGCTAAGCTTATATTAGAAAGAACTACAGCATTCCTAGATAAAGAAGCTGTAGTACAAAATATTATTTAAAATTACTAATCAAAGTGATAGCAGATTCTCTGATAGCTTTAACTTCATCACTAGTATTATCAGGATGTGAACCTGTAGAAAAAAGTAAACTTTCAGAAATATTAGTTTTTAATGTTTCTTCTAACACAGTAATTTTTCCTAATTGATCTTTATATTTCAGTGTGAGTTTTATGTCGTCTTTAAACTCTGGATGAAGATTAGTAGAAAATTTTTGATTAGGAGCAATAATACTACCAACTACTGATTTCATTTGTAATTTATTATTTAAACTATCTAACTCTGTATGAAACGTGAGTTCTAGTATTCTTGCAGGAGTTTTTCCAAAATTTTTTATTGTCAAATTCTTTTGGAAGTTTAACCCGTAAATAGTCTCTATATACGGGACAACGTATGGCTTAGAAGAGTTGTATATAGATTTTTTAGTTTGATATAAGCTTAAGCTAGAAATTATTACTGATATTAGCGATATAGCTATTGGAATAATAATTATTAAATAATCGAATGTTGTTCGTTGCACATAATTCACCTCCTTTCATCGTTATTATACTATGAAAGTTAAGTGTAAGGTGATGAAAATAAAAATTTAGAAAGGAGTGATTAATATGTTCTCTAGTGATTTTATTGACAAACTTATCGACACAATCGCGGAGAAAGTTTATCAAATTTTAAAAGAAAAGTTAGTTCTTGATAGAAGATTTAACCAAAAAGAACTTTGCAGAGAGTTAAATATTGGTCAAGATACCTTAGCTGAGCTTAATATTCGAGGACTTAGACCTACTAAAGTGGGTAGACAGTACATCTATCTTGAAAGTGAAGTTAATAAGTTTTTAAAAGAAAATACAATTTAAGATATCTAGCACATATCAAAGAAGTTAATGAAAGGAGCATAAATAGAAATGAGCGTTCAATTTAAATGTGTATATGTGGTGTTTATGTTAATAAATTTATCTTTAAATATTTACGCCCAGAAAACGAAAAATAGAACTTTAGAGATAGTCACCTGGGCGATAGTCTTACATGTTCCGTTTATTTATTTCATATTGAGCTATTAATAGTGAAAGAAGGTATTAGATATAGATTTAAACAAATTGAAAGGAGCATAAACAATGATTAAATATTTACAAAAAAGAACACTTAATCTTATCTATTGGACTTTTACAATTATTTTCATCTGTTCATTAGTAATGACAAAAATTGAGTTTGAAATATTGTTTGCGGTGTACATATTGATAACTGGAAGTGTATGGTGTGGATTTGACAAGAGATATAACAAATATTTTGAATAGGAGGTAAAAATTGAATAAATACGAATTACACAATAAATTAATAGATTTACAAGAGCTTCAAAGAAAAGTTGATAGTCATATTAAAATTTGGAATAGAACTCACATAGAAACAGCTTTATGCGAAGAATTCCACGAATGGTACAACGCGATAGGATTTTTCAAAGATTGGAAACAAAATAAAACACCAAAAGAAAAACAACTTGATGAATTAGCAGACTGTTTAGCATTTGCGCTATCTCTTATGAATAATGATAAGCAAGTATATAGCGTTGATAGATGTGCTTTTGTGCTAAAACGTATTGAAAATAAAGGTCATAAAAAAGCTATGATCAATGAAATTGAAACTGGATACTTATTTAATAAAAGAGTTGGAAATACAGTATATATCCAATCAACAGAGTTTGCTATTGAGTTAATCTTGGATATTGCAATGATTTATTATTCATTAGAAGAATTGTTTGAAGCGTATTTGAAAAAGTCTATGGTTAATATACAAAGACAAAAAGAGGGGTATTAAAATGTTAGTAAATATAGATGACGAGACTTTAGCGTTATTTGAAACGTTAATAAAATGTGATGAAGATCGTGAAGACACAATAAATATCTTAGTATTAAGCGGTATAGAACAAAGTGTTTTAAACGGATTTGAAGGAATCGAAGATATTAGTAAAGTAGAAGAAATAAAGTTAAAGTACATTAAAAGATTATGTATCAGAGAATTAGATTATCTACAAAAAAACATATAAAAAAAGCAGCCGTTAAAAAATAAACGACTACTTAATTAAAAATTCAATTATAAAATAACACAAAAAAGGAGAAATTGCAAGGAATGAATGACAATGTTAAAAATCCACAACATTATAAATACCCTTTTGGGGAATCTATTGATGTTATCCAACAAGCAGTAGATGACTTTGGTAGTGTTTGTCAAGCCAATATACTGAAATACGGAATCAGAGCAAATAGGAAGTATGAAAACCCAAAAGACGATATTCAGAAGACAATTAGATATGGAGAATTTTGGCTTAATCATTTAGAAGGTAAGCCTGCAAGCAGTCCAAGAGTTGAAGAAATAGCAACCATAGACAAGTTACAAGATATGTTAGACAAAGATTTATCAGTTCAAGAAAAGGAAATTGTTCAAAGACAAAATATTGTACATTTCATTATTGACGGTAAAGAGATACCGATTAATGAAATTGAAGCAAAAAATATAATAAATAAGCTAGGGGCATTTCTTTATGATTAGCCAAAAAATAACACTAGGAACGTATTCTACTATAGCGGTTGAAGAAATAGCGGAACACTATAATCTAAGTGTTAATGACTATGTTAACTTAGTATTAAAAAATTGCATAATAAAAGAACTCAAAAGAAGAAAAGTTAATTTTAAAAAAATTAATTCACAAATAGTTTTAGAAAGGTTAATGCTAGAAATAGATAGTCTAGAAAAAAGAACAAATAGGAGTTGATGTATTATGAATATACCTAATTTCCGAGCATTTGTTGATGAAAAAATATATAAAGTTATTGGTTGGAATGGAGATTATATTGTACTTAGTAGGAAATACGAAAACAGCTATATTCAATCATTAAATGTTAGAAAAAAAGATGTTATTTTAATATTAGGAAGTGGACTTTTAGATAAAAAAAGTAATGAAATTTTTAGTGGAGATATAGTTAAAAATTCTGATAAAGATTTAGGTATAGTGAGATATAAAGATGGCTGTTTTGAGGTCGATTTTAAAGAATATATTCCTAATAATTTAGGTTTAATTGCAGATGATCTAGAAATTATAGGTAATGTATATCAAAATAAAAAATTGCTAGAGAAAATAGTAAATATTAGTAAAAATAAAGCTATTTATTTAAATAACATAGAAAAAAGATTAAATAAAAAAAGGAAAAGAGTGTCTAAAAAAGACACTCATTGATGTACTTTGATTATACAACAATCTTTTAAAAAAATCAAGAGAGGAGAAGCGCTATGTTACTCTTTGATGAACAGCCAATAGTGTTTGATAGGGGATTAGCTAGAGCGATAGGGGATAGACACGCTACAATATTGCAGCAAGTTCACTATTGGATTGAAATTAATAGAAAAAAGAAAAATATAGAAGTGTATAAAGATGGTTATTATTGGACGTATAGATCCATTAAAAAATGGCACGAAGAAGAGTTTGATTATCTATCCTTTTCTACTGTAAGAAGAACATTTGATGATTTAGTTAATGATGGCTTTTTAATAACTGGAGACTATAATAAATTTGGCGCAGATAGAACAAAGTGGTATAGAGTAAATAAAGAAAAATTAAAGCAATTATACACTAGACTTTCAGAAGAAAAACAAGAAAACCATCTGTCAAATTTAACAAATGCAAATGCTCAAAATGAGCCAATGCAAATGCTCAAAATGAGCAATTCAGAAATGCTCAAAATGAGCCAACCTATACAAGAGAATAAAAAGAGATTAAATAAAGAGAATACAACTCATTCATCAGAGTCTAATAATAAATATATAGATATATCATCAAAAATAAAAGACAGAAGAATGAATGAAGATAAAAAACCTAGAGAGAGGTGTACAAGGTATAACACACAATACTTTAGGGATAGCTTTGGGTATACCCGAGTCAGTACGAATAAACAAAAAGAGTTAGATAAATGGATTCAATATGTAGTTGATATTTGCCTAATGCATCCTGCAACTAAGCTTAATATCGGCAAACTTCAAACTAATGCAGGTAATGCACAAGCAAGGTTTGTTAAATTAAGAGAGAAACATATTGCATATATTTTTGATAGGCTAAAAGATATTTCATATCCAACTAACCATAGAAATTACATGTTAGCAGTTCTTTATAATGCTAAAGACCAATATGAAAGTAGTCAGTCGACTTTTAAAGGTCAGCAAGGGAAACATCACTCACCTACGCCAGAGTATTTACAACAGCAAATAGACTCTATAGGAGATACAACGCCAAAAGAAAGGCCGAAACCAACCGAAGAAGATGAAGAAGCTTATAATGAAATGCTGCGTGAATTAACAAAAGGAAAAGAGTGTAAAGACAATTGATGAATTTCAATTTTGGAGGACATTAGATGGAATTTGTAGAACCGTTGCGAACACAAGAAGAATTAGATGCAATGAATTATTATTTTAAAAACCGAAGCGAACGAGATTACTTACTCTTCTATATGGGAATAAATGTAGCATTTAGGATAAGTGATTTATTAGGTTTAAAAGTAGGAGATGTCAGAGGACGGGACAAAGTAAGAAGGCGTGAAATGAAAACAGGGAAACTAAGAGAAATGGTGATATTACCTAAATTAAAGCGTGTATTAGAAGAATACTGTTCAGATAAAGAAGATGAGGAATATTTATTTAAATCAACACGCTATAAGAACTCCAATAGACCTATCACAAGAACACAAGCATATAGGATATTAAAAGCTGGAGCGAAAGAGTGTGGAATAAAGAATATAGGTACTCATAGCTTTAGAAAGACATTTGGATATCATTTCTACAAAGAAAGTAGAGATGTAGTAACTCTTATGAAATTGTTTAATCATCATGATCCTAGTATCACATTAAGGTATATAGGAATAGAAAGAGATGAGATGAGTAAAGCAGTTAAAAGATGGGGTGGTCTATAACCTCATTTTTAAAATAAATTTAAATATGTAACCAAAAAGGGAAACATTACATGACTAAAATAACAATATATTTGAAACATTGGTAACAGAGGGGTTGAGATATATTAAAAGAATGTAACAGTTTATAAGATAAGATACATACTAAATATAATATATTATTCAATCAGTCAGTCAATCATTCAATAAATAAAAGGAGAAATAATAATGATTAATAATGTAGTTTTGATAGGAAGATTAACCAGAGATATAGAATTAAAACAGACAACCACAAATAAATCCGCAGTAAATTTCACTTTAGCGGTGAACAGAAATTATAAAAATGAACAAGGAGAACAACAAGCAGATTTTATCAACTGTATAGCATATGGGAAACAAGCTGAAAATATGGCAAGATTTTTAAACAAAGGTAGCTTAATAGGTATAGAGGGAAGAATAGCAACAAGAAATTACAAAAATAAAGATGGAAAGATTACATATGCTACAGAAGTAATAACAGATCGCGTTAACTTTTTAGAAAGCAAGAAACAACAAGGTAATTTTAATCATTCTTCACACTCGAATTTTGGAGATACTTTTTATTTTGATGATTATAACGGAGTCAATCCATTTATAGAAGATTAACACTTTAAATTACATACCTTAGGAAATAGGAGGATAAGAGATGAAAGATTGGGATTTAACAGATATATTATTGATTTTTATAGGAGTATTAATAGGTTTGATAATAACCGAAATTTGCTATCCTAAGCTTGAAAAGGAAAACAAAGAATTGAAAATGGAAAAATATAAATTAGAACAAAAGCTTTTAAAACTCTATGATGAACAAGCGGAACAAACTAAAAGAACAGCAGAGAGAAACGGAGTAGGAGGGTAAGAGATGAATTTTTTAGACTTGTTCGCAGGGATAGGTGGATTTCGTTTAGGAATGGAACGAGCGGGTCACACATGCGTTGGATATTGTGAGATAGATAAATTTGCAAGAATGAGCTATCAAGCCATTCACAATACAAATGGAGAAATTGATTATAAAGATATTACAGAGGTGACGAATGAAGAATTTAGAAAACTCAAAGGAACAGTTGACGTTATTTGCGGAGGATTTCCCTGTCAAGCTTTTTCCATTGCAGGAAAGCAATTGGGTTTTGCAGACGTTAGAGGAACTCTATTCTATGAAATTGCTAGAGCTGCCAAAGAAATCAAACCACGTTATTTATTCCTTGAGAACGTCAGAAATTTATTATCGCACGATAATGGAAAAACATTTACTACAATGCTTACCATATTGGATGAATTGGGGTATGATGCAGAATGGCAAGTGCTTAACAGCAAAAATTTCGGAGTGCCTCAAAACAGGGAACGCGTGTTCATTATCGGACATTTTAGAGGAGAATGTACCTCAAGAGTATTTCCTATCTCAGGAGAAAATAAAGAATCTGATTGCGAACCAAAAATAAAAATATTAGGGAACGTTAAAAACCCTAATTGCAGTAGTAAGGGAACTAGAAGCTTAGTACACGATAAAAACGGTATAATAGAAGCGTTGACAGCAACCGATTATAAAGAACCTAAAAAAGTAGCTATTAATTTTCCTAAGATTTTGCAAATAGGAAGAGGATTTAACAAAGGCGGAGTACACAATATAGCACCGACAATAACTAAAAATAGTTACCAAGAAAATAATTTTTTAAGTATAAAAGAAGCAACTAAGCAAGGTTATGCTATCGCAAATATTGGAGATAGCATCAATCTATCTCACCCTAATTCGAAGACTAGAAGAGGAAGAGTAGGTAAGAATATAGCAAATACGCTTTTGACAAGTGATGAACAAGGAGTAGTGTTATCAGATTATAAAATTAGAAAACTTACACCTAAAGAATGTTGGAGATTACAAGGATTTCCAGATTGGGCGTTTGATAAAGCGCAAAAGGTAAATAGCAATAGTCAATTGTACAAACAAGCTGGGAACAGCGTAACAGTAAATGTGATTGAGGAAATTGCAAAGAAATTGAAATAGGGGGTAGGAGAATGATAAAAAGATTGGTAAAAATAAAAGAAGTTGAAAATAAAAGTCTAAATGATTTAATTAATGAATTTATCGAGAGTCTGGAACCTCCTGAGTATGTTATAGATGTAAAAATTCTAGAGAGTGGCAGAAGTGAACAGACTGGAATTTCTTATCTAAAAGAAGGTGGTACGTGGCGAAGAGAAATAGTCTATTATACAGCGTATATTTATGTAGGAGGATAGGAGAAAATGTCAAATTTAACGATAGTTAACTGGAGTGATTATTTTATGGTAGATGTATGTGACTTAAACGGAAATTTAAGATTTTCATATATATTGAATAATAATAGAACTAAAAGAATGATATTAAAAGTATCTGATGAAGAATTAGAAAATTTTAACTGCTTTGTAGAAAGTTTACGAGAGTTAAAAATGAATTAGGTGTAGAGGAGTTGAGAAAATGTTACAACCGAAAATTTATGTAAAAGACAAAAAGAAAGTCTATGATATCCAATTTATTGACTACAAAAATAAGAGGGTTACTTTCTTTGATAGCGAAACCCAATGGACATACACTAGATCGTTTGATGAAGTTGAATTCATGGAAAATACAGGTTTAAAAGATGTTAACGGTAAGTATGTATATACAGGAGATATTGTGGAAGTTGAAAATTGGGGATGTGGAGCAGTCATTTATAAAAAAAACGCATATACTTACATGACAAAGGCGATAGATGAAGATTGGTGTTTATCAATATACGGATGTTTAAGTGATACAAAATCTGTAAAAGTCATTGGAAACATTTACAAAAATAAGGAGTTATTAAAGCGATGAAAATATTAGACGTATGTTGTGGTAGTCGTATGTTTTGGTACGACAAACAAAACAAAGATACTACTTATGTAGATATTAGGAACTATTATGAAAAATTACCGACTGGACATGTTATTGATGTAAGTCCTGATATTGTGGTCGACTTTACGGATTTACCTTTTGAAGATAACGAGTTTGATTTAATAGTCTTTGACCCACCGCATTTAATACAAGCTGGACGTAACAGTTGGCTTGCTAAAAAATATGGAAAATTAGAAAAAGATAAATGGCCAGAAGTAATATTAAAAGGTTTTAAAGAATGTAATAGAGTATTAACCCCGAACGGAACATTAGTATTCAAATGGAACGATAATCAAATACATGTTAACGAGATTTTAAAAGTAATAGGTCGAGTGCCGTTGTTTGGAGATAAACGAGGTGCTACAAGATGGTTGGTATTTAATAAGCAAGTCAATAGAGGATAGGAGGTAGAGTATGGACGATAAAAAATACACATTAAGAATTAAAATGAAAAACGGAGGAAGATTTGTATTTATAACTAACATGAATACGATAGGGAAGTTAAAAATGTGCTTTGATATAAAAGAAAAACTTAACGAAGATTTTGTATATGAAGTCGAGGGGATACCAATTAAAATTCATGAAATAGATAGTGGTAAATGGTCTCCGTTTGATGAAATATAGGAGGTAAACATGGACGATAAATACAAACTATTAATTAAAATGAAAAACGGAGATAAGTTGGAATTTATAACGGATAAAATCACTATCCAAAAATTAATGATCTGTGTTAAAAGAAGAGATAATCTAAGCAAAAAAACAATGTTTAAAGTAGTAGGTGAACCTATTAAGATTAGCGAGATAGAGGATTTCAAATATATGAAAGTTGACTTTACAGCAGGGATATTTTAGGAGGTAGAGAAATGGAAGAAAGTGAAAAATTTATAATAAATATAAAATTCAAGAGTGGAAGAAAATTAACCTTAGAAACAACAGGAACATGTTTAGAGTGGTTATTTGATACGTGTTTTAAAAGAAGCGAAGCTGAATTTTGCAACATAGAAGAGTATGTTGTTAATACAAGTGAAATTGAATATTTTACTTACGAAAAAATACAGGAGAACGACTAATGAAATGGCATAAAATTTATTTAAGAAAAATGACCGATGAAGAAAAAGAATATTATAGGGGTGAGTATGACGAAATTTGGGATGGATACCTTCCAGAAGTAGACCAAAAAGCATTGGTAACTTATGAAATAGTACCAGGCATATATACGGATGTTTGCGTTGATAAATGGGTGGAAATTGATTACGGATTAGCTTTTGAAGACACGGATGCAGACGTAATATATTGGACTGAATTACCGAAATTTGAAGGAGAATAACAATGAACAAAATAATACCATTACAAGAAATGATTGAAGAGATCAAGAAATATTACAATTTAAACGATACACTATTGGCACTTAATTTAAAAGTTACACCACAAACAGTCAAAGGCTGGAAAGACGGAAATATTCCCAGAGAAAAGACATACAACAAAATATTAGAAATATACAATAATATCATTAATTCAGAAGAACAAACAAAAGAAGTAACAGAAGTAACAAAAAAGAAACCTTATGAGATAAGTTATCTGAATGATGGACAAACGGTATATTATCCAAATCATTTTAACGGACAAATAAAAAAAAGTATATTTAAAGTTGATAATGATGATGACAAAAGTTTATACGAAAAAGGCTTAATGTTCGACATTAAAGAAGAAGCCGAGCAATTCCTAAAAGAACAAACTTTGATTAAGAAGATTAAATGTTGGACAAAGGAACAACAAGGAGATTGGAAGCCCGATTGGAGTAATGAGAATGAAGCTAAACATTACATGGGTTACCATTATGAAGATGAATTTATTTATGTGGTTACTAATAAACATTGTGATGCATTCCTTAAATTACCTTACTTCAAATCTAAAGAAATAGTTCGAGCCTGCATTGATGAGTTTGGAGATGAGCTTTTGGAGGTATTTTGTTAGATGAAAATTGAGGATTTAGAAAAAGTTGTTGAATTAAATACTTATATTAAAGGTATAGGGGATTTTATTGATATTTGCAACAATAAAACTAAATATATAGAAATAAAATGTGGAGTTTTTCGTATTACAGTAGCAGAAGGCCAAGAACACGAAATAACAAACGCGTTAGAAAAAATTAAAAGTAATATGATTAAAGAGTTAAACGAGTTAGGAGTTGAGATGTAATGAATGAATTAATGCAGAAGATAGCAGAGAAGCTAAGTGTTAGTATTGATAAGATACCGGAGATGTATACAGGGTTAAGAAATCAATATATTGTTTGGACGACATGTGATTTTATAAGTTGGATTTTCGCAATTATAGCGTTTTTCGCTACACCATTTTTCATTGTACTGACATTTAATTGGTTCAAAATAGATTGGGAATGGCAAAATGAAAGCGACCGTCTAAAGTATAAAAAACTTCTAAAAATATCAATATGGGTATTAATTTCTTGTATATCGAGTATAGTATTTTTACAGATATTAAAATATGTATTTGCTCCAGATATTGTATTTCTTAAAGGAGTGTTAAACTAATGCTAATTAACTACGAAAAACTAAAACGATACGTATACAGAAAAGCGCCCAACGGTAGATACTATTGCCATAAGTGTTGTGGAGAGTTAGACTATTGCAATGTAGAAGAAAATGTATTCTGCATAAGATGTGAGGATTGTGACACTCATACATTGATAGAGGCTTCAAGTGGAGAGGTGGCACTTAGAAAGGTTGGGGAGAATGGATAAACAGGAAAAAACAGCATTTAAAAAGATAAATTATTTAAAAAATATTAATTATATCCAATTAATGATTGATTCTAGACAACGTTGTTTGGAAGCAGATGAACACAAAAAATCTTGTGTTAAAGCAATAGACTATGCGAAAGAACAAATAAAAGGTGGCAATCAGAACAGTTGGGAAAGTCTGATTGATAAGACTGATGAACATAAGAGATATATCATTGACAAGAATTTAGAATATTTAAATCTTAAATTAGAAGTAATGAAAAGCATAGATCAAATAAAAAATATAGAGTTAAGGCTATTATTACAATTAAGATATGTTGAATGTTTAGAATGGGATAAGGTTGAACACATTATGAATATTTCACGAAGCACAAGGACAAATAAGCATTCTGAGGCTTTAGAAAAGATTTATATAATAAATTTATACAAAAAGTATGGAGAAGTATAAAAAAGTATGCAGAAGTATGAATAAGTATGCACAAGTATATTTAGAAATGGTATAATGGTAATGTAGAATTTTAGGTAAGATAAATTTTTCATAAGATGTCTCCAACATATTTTTAATTTACGAAACAAGAACGCAAGCAGTAAAATAGTTAATACCTTACCTAAATTCAAATCATATTTTTTAAAGACAGTCGAGAGATTGTCTTTTTTTTATACCCCTCTACATAAAAATAATACCCAAGGGGGTAGAAAGGAAAAATACCGTGAGAACAGATAAGACCGGGGCGCATCGTTCCGCCTATGACAAGAATAAAAAAAGAATACTAAAAACACGGCAAACTTGTGGAATTTGCGGGAAAATAGTTGATAAAAAGTTAAAGTTCCCTAACCCATTAAGTCCAGTGATTGACCATATTATTCCAGTAGCAAAAGGTGGGCATCCATCAGACATAGACAATTTACAATTAGCGCACTTTTGTTGCAACCGTGAAAAGTCCGATAAGCTATTTAATGTAGGGAAAGAGGTAAAAACAGATGTAATAGGCAATAGGAACTTACCTCAAATGATTGATTGGACAAAATATAAAGGTTAAAAGAAAAAAAATGGTGAAAATAACGAAAATAACTGATTTTTGACAAAAAATACCATTTTTTCAACGATTTAAGGCAAATAAAAGCAAAAATAACAAATTCTAATTTTTATAGGGGGGTTAGACCCTCCCCAAAGTTTCGGCTGACCTTCACGCCGTCACTGTACATTTTTTCTCGCGCGAAAATTTTAACCTATAGAAAGGAGCAAAAATATTGGAATATAAAGGATTAAACTACTTACGAAAAAAGTTAGCATTGACTAATTCTCGTGTAGATTTGAGATATAAGCAATATGCCATGAAATTTAATGATGAACAATTTGGAATAACAATTCCACCTCAACTTAGAAATCAATATAGGTCAGTTTTGGGTTGGTGTACGAAGGCGGTAGACAGCCTTGCTGACAGATTAGTATTTCGTGAGTTCGAAAATGATGATTTTAACGTAAATAGTATATTTAAACAAAATAATCCGGATATCTTTTTTGATAGTGTAATTCTATCATCTTTAATTGCATCATGTAGTTTTGTGTATATTTCAAAAGTAGGAGACGACATACCTCGTTTGCAAGTCATTGAAGCTAGCAATGCTACTGGGATATTAGATCCTATTACTGGGTTACTTACAGAGGGATATGCGATATTAAAAAGAGATGAATTAGGTAAAGCAGTCCTAGAGGCTTATTTCACAGAAAATGAAACTGTAATTATTGATTCAAAAAATAAGAATGAAACTGTAATTAGGAATACAGCAGGTATCCCATTGTTAGTACCCGTTATACACGCTCCTGACAGCGTGAGGCCTTTTGGTAGGTCAAGAATAACAAGGTCAGGAATGTACTATCAAAAACTAGCTAAAAGGACGCTAGAAAGGGCGGATATTACAGCAGAATTCTATTCATTCCCTCAGAAATATATTTTAGGAATGGATGCAGATGCTGAACCTCTAGAAACATGGAAAGCGACAATATCTAGTATGTTACAAGTTTCTGTCAATGAGAATGGAGATAAACCAAACGTAGGTCAATTCACTACTCCTTCTATGTCACCATTTACAGAGCAACTAAGAACTGCTGCAGCTTTATTTGCTGGAGAAACAGGACTGACACTTGATGATTTAGGTTTCGTTTCTGATAATCCATCATCAGTTGAGGCTATTAAAGCTAGTCACGAGAATTTAAGACTTGCAGGAAGAAAAGCACAGCGATCACTAGGAAGTGGACTTTTAAACGTTGCTTACGTTGCTTGCTGTTTAAGAGATGATTTCAAATACAATAGAGGACGATTTATAGACACTAACCCTAAATGGGAGCCGTTGTTTGAAGCAGACGCTAATATGCTTACTTTAATTGGAGATGGAGTTATTAAACTTAATCAAGCATTGCCTGGATATATCGATTCTAATGTGATTAGAGATTTAACTGGTATCAAAGGTGATATGAACGCTACGCCTAAAATTGAAGAAGTTGAACAAAAATCTAATGATAAGCAACAAAACAGGATAATATCCACTTATGAAATTACATCACTTTTAAACAACTATCAAAAAGGAGTACTTTCTAAAGAAAATGCTATTTTACTTTTAACATCTACTGGGATGAGTAAACAAGAGGCTACAGCTATGGTTAACAAAACAGAAGTTTTGGAGCAAGTAAATGAATAACGATTTACTGGAACGCATTACTCAAACATTTGAGAAGCGCTTAAAAAATCTAAATATTAAAGCTACCTCCTATGAGGATGTAAATGATTATGCAGTGGCTTTAGGAGAAATCCTTGCTACTGCTTTTAATTTGCACATTACAGAAAATCCAGCAAGTCTTATAGAAAAAATACTTAATGATAGATTAAAAGAAAATCATAGGCTCATTACTGAACATGGAAGAATGGTTCAAACAATTTTGAATAAACAAGCTAAAATTGGTTTAGAGGCACAAATTCCTAAAGTAAATCAAAGTAGAATAAATGGGTTAGTTAGTAGATTAACGCAAGAAGATTTTGAAAAGTCTAAATGGCTTCTAGGCTCTCCTATTGTCAATTTCAGTCAATCCGTTGTTGATGATATGGTGAGAAAAAATGCTGAATTTCATTATAAATCTGGCATGAGTCCTAAAATCATTAGAAAAGAAACTGGTAAGTGTTGTAAATGGTGTAAAAATTTAGTGGGTACATATAGATATCCTGATGTGCCTAAAGATGTATATAGACGGCATCAAAACTGCCGTTGTACCGTTGAGTATATCCCTAAGAAAGGTGTTAGGCAAGACGTTCATACTAAGAAAATAAAATATGAAACAAAAGAAGGTACTAAAGAATTACCTTATACAAGCGTCAAAGCTGAATGGTTGAAAAATTATAAAGAACCTAGAGTCGAAGAGGCTAAGTATTGGGAGTATAACGGGACTAAGTATTTTGTAGATGGTAAAAATGTTGTATTAGATTATTCTGTAAAAGAAAAAGAAATTGCTGAAATGTTAGCGAATAAATTCGGATTGGAAGTACAGCTCAACCCTAAATTTCATAATCCTAAAAATATTTCTTGTCCAGATTACTTATTAAATGGAATTCCTTATGATTTAAAAGAAATAACTAGTACGGGGAAAAATAATATAGATACGGCTATAAAAAGTGGGAAAAAGCAAGCTAGTAGTTTTGTGTTGGATTATACAAAATCGGGTTTATCCCGAGAAGATATAGATAAAAGATTAAATAGATTATATAAAAACCCACATAGAACTTGGGTTAAAAATATAATATTAATAAAAGATAGTAACATAGAAGATGTTATTAAAAAATAAAAAAAGAGATGTCGACCCCCCTCCAAAAATTGTGGGGGAGGAGGATAAACATCTCTTTTATTTACCTTTATTATAATATAAAAACTAATAAAAGTCAACAATTTGCCCTACCGTATGGCACTAAACTAGGTAGATTGGAAAGGAGAACTAAATGACAAAGTTTGGTATTCAAACTCCTTCACAATCGGTAATATTAGACTATAACGAAAGTCGTTATCAAGAAGCAGTAGATTTATATAAAAGAACTAAGTTAGATGTATATGATTGGCAGTTGAATTTATTAAAAGCAATCATGGCAATTGACGAAGAAGGACTTTGGACTCACCAAAAGTTTGGATATTCCTTGCCACGTCGTAACGGTAAGACTGAGATTGTTTATATTCTAGAAATATGGGCTTTACATCAAGGTTTAAATATCTTACATACCGCACACAGAATAAGCACCTCCCACTCATCATTTGAAAAGGTAAAGAAATACCTTGAGAAAATGGGATATGTTGACGGAGAGGATTTTAATTCTATTCGTGCTAAAGGTCAAGAACGTATTGAACTATACTCTTCTGGCGGTGTTGTTCAGTTCAGAACTAGAACTAAGAATGGTGGTCTTGGTGAAGGTTTCGATTTAATGATTATTGATGAAGCGCAAGAATACACAATAGAACAAGAATCAGCCTTGAAATATACAGTAACAGACAGTAAGAATCCTATGACGGTAATGTGTGGAACTCCACCGACACCTGTGTCAATAGGAACTGTTTTTACTAAATATCGTGACGCTTGTTTATTTGGAAAAAGTAAGTATTCAGGTTGGGCTGAATGGTCTGTTGATACAGAAAGAGAAATAAACGACGTTGAAGCCTGGTACAATTCTAATCCATCTTTAGGATATCATTTGACAGAAAGAAAGATTGAAGCTGAATTAGGAGAAGATAAACTTGACCATAATGTTCAACGTCTTGGATTTTGGCCTTCATTTTCTCAAAAATCTGTTATCAGTGAAAAAGAATGGGATAGCTTAATTATAAGCGGCAAAGAAGAATTTAAAGGAAAATTATATGTTGGAATTAAATACGGGAATGATGGGGCTAACGTAAGCATGAGTATTGCAGTTAAGACTCAGGATGACCGTATTTTTATTGAAACTATTGATTGTCAAAGTTTGAGAAATGGTAATATGTGGCTTATTAATTTTTTAAAACAAGCAGACGTTGGGTCTATCGTTGTAGATGGTGCTAGTGGACAGAAAATGCTTGAAGAGGAATTGAAAGATTTTAAAATCAAAAACATTGTATTACCTACAGTTAAAGAAATAATAACTGCTAACTCAGTCTTTGAACAAGGGATTTTCCAAAAATCTATTTGTCACAATGGCCAACCTTCGCTTAGAAAAGTTGCTACCAATTGCGAAAAGCGTAATATTGGTAGCAATGGTGGATTCGGATATAAATCACAGTTTGATGATATGGATATTTCGTTATTGGATAGTGCATTATTGGCACATTGGGCTTGTCATTCTATCAAGCCTAAGAAAAAACAAAGGATAAGCTATTAAAGGCTTAAATTACCGAACGGTCGGGTAAACCGGATAAAAGGAGAAGAAAAATGACAGAATTTAAAGCAATTGAAACTCAAGAGGAATTAAATGAAATCATAAAAAAAAGATTAGAACGTGAAAAGTCTAAATATGCTGATTACGATACTCTTAGTGAAAAAATAAAAACTTTGGAGACGGAAAAAATCAAGTTAGAGGAAACTATCAAAACGCAAAAAGAAACGGATAAAGGGTATGTAAGTAAAATTGCTGAATTGGAACAAACAATAAGTGGTTGGGAGTCTAAGGCTCTTAAACAAAAAGTGGCTATTAAGCACAATTTACCTTTTGATTTAGCAGATAGATTGCAAGGCGATAGTGAGGAAAGTTTGAATGAAGATGCTGAACGTCTAGCATCACTGGTTAATGTTAAAAATTATACACAGCCGTTAGCTGATACTGAACCTGCTACAGCTGGTGGGGTTGACGCAGCGTGGCGTGACGTAGTAAAAAATTTAAAATAAAAAGGAGAATTTAAAATATGACAGAATCAACAGCAATGAAACAAGGGACTTTATTTAGTCCAGAATTAGTAAAAGAAATTATGAGTAAAGTACAAGGGCGCTCGACTCTTGCAAAATTATCAAATCAAGAACCTATTCCATTTAATGGAACTGAACAATTTATTTTCAACTTAGAAGGCAACGCACAAATCGTAGGAGAAGGGGAACAAAAAGGAGCTGGAAAAGCTGTACTTACATCTAAAGTAATTAAACCTTTAAAATTCTTATATCAAGCACGTATTACAGATGAGTTTAAATATGCATCGGAAGAGAAAAAACTAAGTTTCTTAAAACACTATGCTGACGGGTTTGCTAAGAAAATCGCAGAGGCTTTCGATATCGCAGCTATTCATGGATTAGAACCTAAATCTTTAACGGATGCAAGTTTTAAAGATACTAACTCATTTAATGGATTAGTAACTGGAAATGTTGTTACTTATACAGCTACTACAATTGATGATAATATTGACACAGCAGTTCAAACTATTGTCGCAACTGATAATGAAGTAACAGGAATTGCAATGTCATCAGTTGGCGGTCAAGCAATGTCTAAGGTTAAAGATAAATTTGATAATGTTAAATATCCAGAGTTTAGATTCGGACAATGTCCAAATAATTTCTTTGGCATGGATTTAGATATTAATAAAACTTTAACTGCGCAAAGTGGGAAAGGTAAGAAAAACCACGCTATCGTGGGTGACTTCCAAAATAGATTTAAATGGGGGTATGCTGAAAATATTCCTATGGAAATTATTGAATACGGAGATCCAGACGGAACAGGACGTGACTTAAAAGCATACAATGAAATTTTACTACGTACAGAGGCATTTATCGGATGGGGAATTCTTGATGAAAAAGCATTCGCACGTGTAGAAGAAGCGTAGGAGGTATTCTATGTATAAATATAGACATAAAGAAACTGAAGTAGAAATCTTAACAGAAAGTGAACTATCAGGAGATTGGGAGCTTGTAGAAGAAATTAAAGCTCCGACTAAAAAAACTAAGTCAGGGGAATCCGACGAAGAATAGAGGTGTAATATGACTACACTTGAGAAATTTGCTACGCTTGATGATTTAAAAAATTTATGGAGAGATCTCGAAGAAAAAGAGGTAAGTCGAGCTAACGCTCTTTTAAATACAGTATCTCATGTGTTAAGAGTAGAGGCTAAAAAAGTTAACAAAGACTTAGATTTATTAGTTAAGGATGAAAGTTATTCTTATCTTGTTAAGTCTGTTGTAGTTGACATTGTGGCAAGAACTCTTATGACTTCTACTAATCAAGAACCTATGACTCAGTATGCTGAGTCTGCTCTTGGTTATTCTGTATCAGGCTCTTTTTTAGTTCCTGGAGGGGGCCTGTTTATTAAAGATAGTGAACTTAAAAGGTTAGGGTTTAAGAAACAAAGATACGGAGTAATTGATTTATATGGGATTAATTAAAGGTATCGATATTTTGTTAATTGGTGCAATACAAACTGGGGTTGATGATTTTAATAGTCCTATTTTTGAAGAAAAAGAAATTACTGTTAAAAATGTATTAGTTTCTCCTGCATCTACAGACGATATTACAAACAGTGTAAATTTAACAGGAAAGAAAGCTGAATATACCTTAGGTATTCCAAAAGGCGATACTAACGTTTGGGAAAATAAAGAAGTTGTATTCTTTGGCGAACGTTGGAAAACAATAGGAATACCTCAACAAGGTATTGAGGCAATGATTCCGTTAAATTGGAACAAAAAAGTAATGGTAGAACGATATGAGTAGGAAATTTATGCTAAATCGTGCTGGAGTAGCTGAACTTATGAAAAGTCCTGAAATGGTTGCTTTACTTAAGGAAAAAGCTAAAGCTATACAAGAGAGAGCAGGGAACGGATACGAAATCAGTACATTCACAGGAAAAAATAGGGCCAACATTAGTATTAAAACTAAATCTCGTAAAGCTATTCGAGATAACAACAAAAATAATACATTATTAAAGGCGTTAAGATAATGATTGAACTTATTGTTAAAAATTACTTGTCAACAAAATTAGAAATTCCTATTGTATTTGAGCATCAACAAAACCTACCTAAAAAGTTCATATTGATACAAAAAACAAGTGGATCCAGAGAAAATTTTTTAAACTCATCAACAGTAGCAATTCAAAGTTACGCTGAGTCAATGTTTGAAGCAGCAAAATTAAACGAAAAAATAAAAAATTTAATGTATGACTTGATAACAGTATCAGAAATTTCAAAGGTTAAGTTAAATAGTGATTATAATTTTACTGATACTGAGATAAAAAGATACCGTTATCAAGCAATTTTTGATATTTATCATTATTAAGGAGGATAAAAGATGGCAGATGTAAATAATGTAACATCAGCAAAACCTAAGATAGGTGGAGCTATATTTTCAGCACCTTTAGGAACGGCACTTCCTACAGATGCGACAAGTAAATTAAATGCGGCGTTTAAACCGTTAGGATATGTTTCGGAAGACGGGTTAGTCAACGAAAATACAGCCAGTACAGAGAATTTAAAAGCGTGGGGTGGAGATATAGTTGATACAGTGCAAACTGAAAAAACAGATACTTTCACTTACACGTTAATTGAGTCTTTAAATGTGGATGTTTTAAAAGAGATTTACGGGGCTGATAATGTATCTGGTGATGTAGCTACGGGTATTACTATTAAAGCTAACAGTAAAGAGTTAACTCAACATTGTGTGGTATTTGAAATGATACTTAAAGGCGGGGTGTTGAAACGTATCGTGATTCCTAACGGAAAAGTAACGGAAGTCGGTGAGATTTCTTATACTGATTCTGATATGGTTGGGTATGAGACAACATTAAACGCGTTTCCTGATAGTGATGGAAACACTCACTATGAATATATTAAAAAAGGCACAGCTTAGGAGGTAACAATTAATGGAAAATTTAGTAGGAGTTACTAAAAGTGGATTTGCGTATTCTATCCCAAAGAAAAACTTAAATAATTATGAACTCGTAGAGGTACTTGGTGAAGTCGATACTAATCCTTTATTACTTCCAAAAGTGTTGAAATTACTTTTAGGAAAAGAACAAGTTGAAAAATTAAAAAATCATTTAAGAGATGCTGACGGTATCATCGGTCCAGAAAAAATAACTGTAGAACTTGAGGATATTTTTAAAGCCCAGCAAAACCTAAAAAAATAGTAATCCTTGCTAGTATGTTGAAAATTGATGAAGATGCTGTTATTTGTGATTTAGCTGAAACTTATCACATTTATAATTACAAAGAATTGCCACCTTTAACGGTGGCTCTTTTTTGTAATGGTTTAAGAGAAGATTCACGAATTAAATTAAAAATGTCTGGCCAACGCGCGAGTATAGATATTTTATTATTAGCATCTGTTGTAGATAGATTAAGTATCTTAGTATGGTCTAAGACAAAAGATGGACAAAAAGGTAGAAATCAACCTAAGTCTATTGTTGACATTATCAATAAGCCTATTCGAGAAAAAGAAGGAATGTCATTTAATACTGGTGAGGAATTTGAAAAAATGAAACTTAAAATATTAAAGGGAGGAGGATAATATGGCAACTAATTTAGGTAAAGCATATGTTCAAATCATGCCATCTGCTAAAGGAATATCAGGAATGATTTCTAAAGAGCTAGATGGAGAAGTAAAAAGTGCTGGACAGAGTGCAGGTAACAGCTTAATTTCAACGATTAAAAATGCTATTCTTGCTGCTGGGATTGGTAAATTATTCGCTACATCGTTGTTTGAAGGAGGAAAACTCCAACAATCTCTAGGTGGTGTTGAAACGTTATTTAAAAACAACGCAGAAACTGTAAAACAGTATGCAAATGAGGCTTATAGAACTACAGGATTATCTGCCAATGCTTACATGGAGAATGTAACTGGATTCAGTGCTAGTTTACTCCAATCTCTAGGAGGAGACACTGCAAAAGCAGCTAAAATAGCTAACATGGCAATGGTTGATATGGCAGACAACTCAAATAAAATGGGTACGTCTATGGAAATGATACAAAACGCTTATCAAGGATTTGCTAAACAGAATTACACCATGCTGGATAACTTAAAATTAGGTTATGGTGGGACTAAAAAGGAAATGGAGCGACTTTTGGCTGATGCTCAAAAATTAACTGGCGTTAAATACGATATTAACAACTTAGCAGATGTTTATGAGGCTATTCACGTTATTCAGAAAGAGTTAGACATCACTGGAACAACCGCAAAAGAAGCATCAACCACATTACAAGGCTCGTTTAATGCGATGAAAGCATCATTTCTTAATTTACTAGGAAATTTATCGTTAGGTCAAGAAATAAGACCGTCTTTATATGCGCTAGCAAAAACTACAAGCACATTTTTAGTTGGTAATTTCTTGCCGATGGTTGGGAATATATTAAAAGGTCTACCAACCTTGATAATAGGTGCATTTTCAGGACTTACTGAACAGTTAGAAGGGATATTAGGAGAAGAAGTAGTATCAAAAATAATTGGGTTCTTAGATCAAGTGTCCGTTGCGGTAGAGTCTTTCATCGAAGTTCTTACCGGAACAATGTCAAAACAAGAGGGTGTTGACTTGATGGAAGCTCTAGGAATTAAAGAAGAAACGGCTACAACGATTGTTAATATTGCTGACAATATAAGAGAAGCTTTTAAAAATATTTGGCAAGCGATAAAAAATGTTGGTTCAATCGTTGGTGAGTTTATTGGTGATTTACTAGGAATTAATGAAACTGAAAGTAGTGTTAGTTTACTAAGAAGTGCATTTGAATTTGTAAGCAAGATAGTAAAAGAAGTGTCCGAGTGGATTAAAAAATTCACAGGATTTTTAAGAGAAAGCACAGTAGCATCGTCTCTTGTTAAAACTGCTCTGGCAGGACTTTTAGCTGGATTTATCGCTTTAAAGATTATAGGCACTATAAAAAGTTTATTTACAGGATTAGTAATTGCTCTTAACGCAGCAAAAGGTGCAGTCGTAGCATTCAATTTAGCGTTAGCTACTAATCCTATCACGGCAATTATCGTCGGGATAACAGCGTTGGTTACTGCTTTAGTGTGGTTTTTCACAAAAACAGAGACTGGTAAACAGATTTGGCAAGGTTTTGTTAATTTTTTAAAACAAGCATGGCAAGGAGTTAGCGAGTTCTTTAGCACCCTTTGGACGAATATAAACACAGTAATATTTACTGTTTGGACGGGCATTGTTACTTTTTTTGGTGGAATCTGGGAGTCAATAATAACAACAATAACAACTGTTTGGACGGGGATAGTTACCTTTTTTGGAGGTATTTGGGAGTCAATAACAACGGCAATAGTAACAGCTTGGAATGGAATTAAGGAGTTTTTTGTTGGACTTTGGGAAGGTATAAAATTAATTGTTGAAACTGTTTGGACGGGAATAGTTACATTTTTTGTAACTATTTGGGAGTCTATTACAACAACAATCACGACTGTTTGGAATGGAATTAAAGAGTTTTTTAGCACTTTATGGGACTCAATAAAAACTAAAGTTGAAGAAATTTGGAATGGTGTTAAAGAGTTCTTAAGTGGTCTTTGGGAGTCAATCAAGACAATAGCGATTACAGCTTGGGAGACTTTAAAAGGTACTGTAGTTGGTATTATTAATGGTTTAGTTGAAGGCGCAAAAAGAGCTTGGGAAATTTTAAAAACTTCTGTTTCTGAGGCAGTTGGTAAAGTTAAAGAGTTCTTTGGTAAGTTGAGTGAAATCAACTTATTCGAGGCTGGGGCTGCTATTATTCGTGGTTTCTTAAATGGTCTTAAATCAGTTTACGAAAAAGTAAAATCTTTTGTTAGCGGTATTGCTAACTGGATAAGAGACCACAAAGGTCCGATTGAATACGACCGTAAACTTTTAATACCTGCAGGTAACGCTATTATGGGCGGTTTACATGAGAGTTTGAAAGATAAATTTAAAACTGTTCAACAAACCGTTAAAGGAATGGCTGGAGCAATTAACAAAGGATTTACCAACGAAATTACTGATTTTGAATTTAATAATGCTATTTCAAAAGATTTAACTGTAGCTGCAAAATCTAAATTTGATTTTGATTTTGGAGAAGATAAAAATGATGATGTGGTTAATGCTCTAGGTATTGTCCAGGATTTACTAGAAAAAATCTACAATAAAGATACGGATACATACCTAGATGGAGTGAAATTAGCGAAAAATTCGTATGATAAACAAATGATGTTCATTAGAAGGGAGGGGATTTAAATATGATAAAAATAAATAATGTGATATTTAAAACCCCTGATTATATCGTCACCGATATAGGAGATATTCAGGTTGCTAAAAAACGTGTAGCAGAAGAAGGAACTATATACGGGGCAAATGGTAAATACATAAACCATGATGGTGGTTATGAAAGTTCTGAACGTACTCTTAAAATTTCAGTTTCTGATTTTGAAAAAATGTCACAACTAATAACAGCATTTAATGATTTTGATAATGAAATAGTATTTGATTATTTAAGCACATCAAAATTCATTGCAGATTTAATTGATATTAAATACGCCAAACACGGACTGCATAAGTGGGCGGTTTCTATTAAATTACTATTTAATCCGTTTAGATATGTGTTAGATAATGGTTTAACTAATTTTACTAGAAATGGGACAGTTAACAATATAGGAAATGTTAATTCAGAACCTATTATAGAAATTGAAGGTAGTGGAGAAGTGAGTTTAACTATAGGTACTCAAACTATGATATTAAATTTAGATACAAAAGCTCGCATTGATTGTAGGCATTTGAAACAAAATGTTTATGATAAGTATGGAAACGTTAGAAATTCGATACGTGTACGAGGTGGATTTTTTGAAATAAAACCAGGACTAAATGGTGTTGCTACTAGTGGAAATGTGACGGCTGTGAAAATATATGGTAACTGGAGGTATATTGTATGATTTATTTAAAAGATGGGAAAACCCCTCTTAATTTTGCTTTTGAAGATGAAATAGTGCAGGAGGCAAATAGCACTTATCAGCTAACATTTAAATATCCAGTTACTAATCCTATGTGGGAAGACTTAACTGAGGAAACCCTGCTTTTGGCTGATGACTTACATGGTGAGCAAGAATTTATTATTTTTGAAGCTGAAAGACATCATGGATATATTACTATTTATGCTAATCAAGTAGCTACACTTCTAAACAATTACTCTATCACTGAATTAAGTGTTAATAATGCTAGTGGTGATAGAGTGATGCGAAGTCTTGTCAGTAGTATTATTCGAAATCATAAGTTTACATTCTCTTCTAATATAGCAAATACACACAGTATTAATTTGAAAAATGTAACTGTGGCGACAGCACTATTTAAGGATAAGCACTCTATTCTAGGTCAATGGGGTGGCGATTTAATAAGAGATAAGTATGATATAAGATTGTTAAGTAATGGAGGAGCTGAAAAAGAAGCACTATTCATGTACAAAAAAAATCTAAAATCATATCAACAAAAAAAATCGATTAAGGACTTAAGAACAAGAATTCATTTTACTAAAACTATCAATTCTCAAAAAGAGGGCGAAAAGGATAAGGTGATTGCTGTTACTGTTGATAGTCCGTTAATAGGTAAGTATAAGAATATTTATGAAGGGAATTTAGATGTAAATGACCAAGATGTAGTAGATGAGGCTAGTTTAATGAACTATGCTAAACAATATTACAAAACAACTCTTTGCGATGTAATAGAAGAAAACATTGAAATAGATGTTATTGGTAGACCTGATGTGCCTGTTAGAATATTTGATACAGTTACAATTTTTCACGAAAAATTCAATTTCGATGTTAAGAAGAAAATAACAAAATATACGTTTTCTCCTATGGGGAAAAAGTTGAAAACTATTGGGTTTGGAAAAATTCAACAAGGGTTAGGTACTACTCTAGCTAGCATGATTGATGATGTTGTGGCGGAAAGAGTGGAAGAAAGCAAAGTTGACGCTTTTAAAATTCAGAAAAATTTAAAAGAGTTGATGAGACTCGAAAAGACGGATATTATGTTTAAAATGAAAGACCTTGAAGCGCAGGCGCAAGCTGGGGTTGAAGTTAAGAGGGCGTTGTTCGAAAAAGATGGGACTGTTCCAGAAGTAACTAAAACTAAAATTCTCGACGCAATTGAGGCGGATATCGCACGTCTTAAAACGATAATAACCGAAGCTGAAATGATTAAGGCAATTCAAGCGCATTTAGATTTTGCTGAAATCAAGACAGCACTTATAGATAAGGCGTTTATTACTCAAATACTATCTGATGAGACGTTTAGACAACAGTTTGAAGCTGGAGAGGTCACGACCCAAAATATATTTACTAAAATGCGTGATAGCATTCAAAGTAGTATTAAGAAGGAATTTATCACAAAAGAGGAAACAAAAAGATTAGTCAATGATCTCACTATTGGGGCTGATGGAATACGTCAAATAACGCAAGAAGAGACTAATAAAATCATTGATAATCGTAAAACAGAACTAAAAGGTAAAGACGGTACTAACAGTTATATTCACACGAAATATTCAAATAATGCAAATGGGCAACCTATGTCGGATAACAGTAATTCTAAATACATTGGGATTTATACAGGCACGTCTAAGACACCACCTACTAATGCTAGTGAGTATAGTTGGACTTTGATAAAAGGGGTTGATGGTAAGCTACCTAACTTTAACCTATTGATTGATTCGGAAATAAAAGATGAGAACTCATTCAAAACAAATGGGGGTATTTATAGGCTTAATAAAGGTGATTACAACGGCAAAAACTCAATTGAAATAATCAATAACAATATTTCAAGCAATGTCGCGTCCTTGGGAGTTTACTTTAGAAGCTCTAAAACTTCATTTAAAAACGGTGATAAAGCGGTGTTAAGATTGCCGATGTACATCTACAGTGATATTCCAATTGATAACGGAGCATTTGTGGTAATTAAGAATGAGAAAACTAATGCCGTTGCTTACGCGCTTTCGATAACTAATAGTATGCCTCGAGATAAGTGGTTTATTATTGAAGAAAAACTACAAGCTTACAGAGATTTTGATTCTACTGATGATTATATTTTCAAAATCTACACTAACAAAAACGGGCATTTCAAGATTGCTGAACCTTATTTCGCATTGGGAGATGAAATTCCCAAGGAGTGGGTGCCAAGTCTTGCAGATTTAAATACACATTCACTAACGGCTAGTGTAAGGATTAATGGTTCGTATGAGGGGGCTAAAACTAGCAGTGTGAAATTTTTTGTAGAAGTTTTTTACGACGGGAAAAAAGTTACAGATGGTTTTAAACTGACAGCTAAAGTACAAGGCGCAGGACTCAACAAAATTCAAGAAAACGCAACTTACAATAGCACAGGTGAGTTAACCAACGTTTATTATTCAGACGGTGATAAGGATGGAACACCTATCACAATTCAGCTTGATGTTGAGTATAATTATACCAAAACTACTTGTTTTGCGAGATTAGATAATCTCCCAAGCCCTGAATTGATTTCAGATGTGGTTAAGAAATATAAAACGTTTGAAAGTACTTTAGAAACTTTTAAAAGCAAGATAGGCGAAGTTGATACCAAGAAATTCAAGTTAGCTTACAATATCGAGAATATTTGTTCTGAAAGTGGAGTTGAAAAGAAAGGAAATGACTTGTATTTCAATGTTAAAACACCGATTAAAGCTAATAAAGAATACTACGTATTAGCTGATTTAGATGATGTTCCGGAAAATCAAGATACTAGGATATATAGTGCTAGAGATGGTGGAGATAGTAAGAAAGTTGTAAGTGGTTTAAATATTTGGCGGATTTCATTCACAAGCGACCAAACGAGAGTTAATATCTATCCTCTAGGGTCAAATACAAAAGTTAAAAATGTTGAAATATATGAGGTACCAGAGTTTGAACCAATTAAGGATACTATTATCTCAAAAATAAATGACGATAAAATTACTATTAATTTCTTGACTAAAAATACCATCAAAAAAAACGGGATATATACGCTAACATTTAATGCAGAAGGGGTTTCCGGCAAAAAAATAGGATTTATTTATAATTCGATGGGGAGTTACACCAAGAAGCCATTAGTTAACGGTTTGAATACGTGGACATTCCGCGCATTTCAAGAAACTAATTATATTCAATTCCCACTATCGAACGATGGTACAGTAGGAAAGATTACAAATATTAAATGTGTTGAGGAACGATTTAATATAGGTTACAAGACTGAATTTAATATAAGTACTGTATTTTCTGAAATCGAGCAAACTAAAAATCAATTTAGAACTGCTGTAACGGAGAACAATTTCGGAACGGTTCTAACGCAGAATGCACAATATTTAAGGTTAGCATGGAATAATATTTCTAAATATATTCAATTCGAGAATGCTGGTATGTCATTTTACGAGGGCGGTCAAGTTAACGATAATAAATTAGTGGCCAGACTGAATGATTCAGGTTATCAAATGTGGCGTGATGGATATTATTTAGGTTCAATAGGAACTAATAAATTCAAGAGGGATGAATCTAAGAAAGGCATTCAGTTTGATTTGGAATATGACGGGGCGTTTATGGGATGGGCGTATCGTACAAGTAGAACTGCAGACGCGTATTCGTGGAAATGGGTGTATTCAGCAAGTTCGTTTGGAGGATTTAGTTCAGATACAATTAATGCTGGATGTAATGTTGACTTACACAATAACGAATTGCGTAATGCCATAATTAAATCAGATGCCATAACAGTATGGGACGGAGTTAATTCAACGTTTCGTTTTGCGCTACCTACATCATTCCAAGATGATGGACGCGCGTACCAATGGCATGATGATTGTTATTTGAAATTTAGAAACGGATTACTGATTGATAGTTCAATGCCAACATAATTAAGGAGGTTTTAAGAATATGATGCCGATAGAAGCAAAGATTGCAAATGTAAAAGGTGATTTAATTAAATATGTAGAGGTATCAGCAAGGGATTATGGACTACCACCATTCATCATGGTTGGCATAATTGCTGATATACTAAGCGATTGGAAAAGCAAGGAGTTAGTTCAAGTAAACGATGGATTTAACGAAATAATTAAGACATTTAACGAACAAATCTCGAAAGGAGAAGAGGAGGAAAAAGATGTATAAGGTTGTTTATAGAGATAGACTATTTGATGATACAGCAAAAGTAACTGGTTTAAGGGTGCAAATTCAAGATAGTCAGACAACTATCACCCGTACATTAAGCGGAAATCATGACCATAGAACTGATGAGGATTTAGTTGAGTTAGTTCTGGAGCAATTCTACCAAGAAACTTATCCAAACCGTGCTGAGAATGAACGATTTGCCAAGGTCGATGAGAAGTTAAAACTTATGGATATGCAACTAGAGGAAGTAAACAAGATGAAGAAGGAGCTTGAGGTAACTCAAGGCTCGGTTATGGAGCTTATCACCCAACTGGGCGATAAATTAGCTAAAGGAGATGGACAGCATGAACAAGCTGATAAAACTCAAGAAAACGGCAAAGGAGGTGAAAATAATGATGGCAATGTTATTCGCAATTAATATCGCTAAAGGCAAACGTACATTCGCTAGCGTTCCAGCGTTCTTAAAAGAACAAGTTAAGGAATGCTTAATCGATATGGATTTAGAGCATTTAGCACACGAATAGTATCAAGGGGGCTTAATTGCTCCCTTTTAAAATTTAAAGGAAGCGAGGTCATTTAATGATTGATTAGTGAAGGAGTTATAGTTGCAGTTGTTACTACTATCATAGCACCCACTATAGCATGGCTGTTGAAAAGAAGTAACAAGAGTTTAGAAAAGATTGATAATAATTTAACAGAAATAAACAGTAAAATTCAAAAAACAGCAGACGGAACGCTGGCAATAACAAGATATAGACTTTTAAAAGAAATGACAAGGATTTTAGACAGAGGTACTATTGGGGTGCATGAACTAAAAGAACTTTCCTTACTTTATGAAAGTTACAAAAATCTAGGAGGAAATTCAGTAGTAACTGAATTATTTGAACGTTGTCAAGATTTACCGTTAAAAAAGGAGGATAATTAATGATTAACTGGAATGTAAGATTAAGAAATAAAGGCTTTGTATTAGCACTTGTAAGTGCGTTAATAGTAGCGGTTCAAATGATATTTAAAATGTTTGGATTGCACTTAAATTTAAACGGATTTTCGGCAAATGTGATAGATGTAATTAACTCTATTTTCGTTGTGTTAACTATATTAGGAGTAGTCACAGACCCTACTACACGAGGTGTTTCTGACAGCGAACAAGCATTAACTTATGACAAACCAAAGGAGGATAAATAACATGACAATAAACACAGAACAAGCGATAGCGTGGATGGAGGCAAGACGTGGAGTAGTTACTTACTCAATGGCCAGCAGACTAGGACCAGACTCGTATGACTGTTCAAGTGCAGTATATTTTGCATTAAGAAGTGCTGGAGCTAGCGACCATGGTTGGGCTGTTAACACTGAATATATGCACGATTGGTTGGTTAAGAATGGGTACACTTTAATCGCTGAAAATCAAGGTTGGGATGCTCAACGTGGAGATGTTGCTATTTGGGGTAGACGAGGATATAGTAATGGTGGATTTGGTCATGCTATGATATTCGTTGATGCCGATAACATTATCCACTGTAACTATGGATACAATGGAATTACAATCAACAATCATGATGTAATTTGGGAAGCTAACGGTTGCCCTTACGTGTATGCTTATCGATACACTGGAGAAGCTCCTCAAGATGATATATCAGATGAGTTCGCACGTGAATTAGATGTCAACGCTGAATTGAAAACGTCTGATATGCCATACTATGAGGCTGAATTATCAGAGGACTATTACGTTGAGTCAGCACCAGACGCTGATTCAGAGGATAAAGAGTTGATAAAAGCTGGTACTCGTGTACGTGTATACGAGAAACGCAACGGCTGGGCAAGAATTAACTATCCTGAATCAAACCAATGGGTTGAGGATGATTATTTAGTTAACGCTACTGATATGTAGTATCGTGTTGCAATAAATGATAAACAATGATATAATTTAATAAGGCTTTCAAATCCGGGAAGCCAACTAGATACCAAACCCCTTAGCTTATGCTAGGGGGTTATTTTTTGTTGACAAAAATTGAAATTTGTATTATCATTTAGCTATAGGTAAATACGGTATTTTATAGTTTGAGAGAATGTATATTTTGAATCTAAATCATTCGAGTTCAAATAAAGATTTATCTATATTGCCTTATGGCTGAGCCGGTGTCGGCTCTTTTTTTATGTCTTTTTAAAATTTTTCTAAAAAACTATTGACACGTTATAACGTGTATGATATAATAAAAGTACATTAAGAAATGAGGTAGAATATCGTGGGAAGATGCATAGAAAAAAATGGTAGATATTTAATGAAAGATGTGACAAAAGAGGAGTTATTAAGAGAACAAACAATTTTTAAGTTTGTAAAAACATCAAAATATTACACTGATACATTTGATATCATAAGAAAAAATGACCATACAGTCGTTGAAATAGTAAGTATTTCTCATTGTAGCAGATATTTAAGTAAGCCAGAGGTTAAAACGGTAACAGTAATTGTGAGAGGAAATGACGAAGAATATATTAACTCTGAATATGAGAGGGACGATAGAATTGAGGTGTTCGAATTTTTACACGAATTAAAACTTGATTATTACGGAGTAGCTAAAATTTTTAACGAAGGGGTCAAAATTGGCAATAAAAATTATTTATCTACAATTGTTCCTTTTGAATTTAGAGAAGCAAAAAAAATGAAATTATACAAAAATGTTAGTTCAGAAGATTTAGATAAAATCTTAAAAGAAGGTATCCTACCAATTTCTAAAACTGGTAATGATAATTGGGAGGGAAACAGAAGAGCTAATAATTCGACAGAAGTTGTTTACTTATTTAATCCAACATCAGAAGTTAAAAGCTTCACTCAATACGGAGATGTGGTGCTTGAGGTTGAAGTAGAGGCTTACAGAAATGAAATTGCACCTAATGATTCTAACCGTGGACAATATGAGGAATATATCGTAGCGGAAGTTAAACCAGAACAAATAGTGGGTGTGAGATATGAGTAAATTATCAGAATCAAAAAGAAAAGCTAACAAGAAATGGGACGATAAGAATAAGGAGCGCAAGACTTACATAGTCAAGCGCTCTACAGCTAGAAATTTTATAAAGAATATGGATCGCGAGGATATTGAAGAGTTTGAGCAATTAATCCAGGAGCGTAAGGAAAGGAAAGGGTAGATGGTTTCTTAAGAAAAATCACTATTAATTTTTTTGATATGTGCTAGATAATTAAATTAGTTTTGGTAACGAGTTTGTAACGATATTTAATAAATTATAAGGTTTTACAGAAAATTACACTAAGCAAAAACCTTATAAAATAGACTTTAGAAAATATTAGTTTCTTCTATATTATATAAAAAATATACTCTAGGATTAAGAAGATAATTTTTTATAAATTGGAGAGGTTTAGAAACTTCTCC